AAATCCAACGGCAGGATTAAGTATTGCTAATCCTATCAATGCAAAACCAGCTATAATTTTTCCAATATTTCCAGAACCAGCTACAACAGGAATTATTTTTATATCTAAACCGCCACTTGGAAAATCTAATAATTCTTCATCAATATTATATTCTCCCATATATACTTGATAATTTTGATTAGACATATGTTTTTCTAATCCAACAAAATTTGCTTTTAAAAACCTTATAGCATCTATTGGTTGATTAATAACAGCTTCAAATTGATTCTGACCACCACAAAAATCTGCAAGTCCTCCATACACTTTTACTTTACTTAACATACCGCAACCTCTTTCCAGTACATTTTACAAGCCATTCCCCATAAAAATCCTTTGAACTTAGTCTACCTTCTATATGATGCAAAACCATCTGTTGTGGCAATAAAAATATACCAACATGGTTAAGACCTTTACTATTAATTGCAAATAACAAACTATCATTATGTTCTAATTCCTCATCAGGTTCTAATTCCCTAAATCCTGTGTCTTTAAAACATTTATCAAAATACGGATTTAACCTAAAACTTTCTGGATCTGTAGGTCTTTCCCAATCTCTTAATTTTATTCCTACAGACTCATAGTAATCTTTTACCAATGTCCAGCAATCGTGTACTCCAAATGCGTAATGCCTTCCTATTAAAGGAGCTTTATATCCTGTAGGTTCAAACTCATGCCATTGACCCAATGCAACAGCATATATATACCAAACTTTTTTTGTATTTTCACAAGCAGTTAAATCAGCAGAACTAGGAAATGGAGTTTGATATGGATGTGAATGAAAAATTCCAAATATTGTACCTTGATCTTGAGCATTAGCATAATCGACAGGATCAATAATGAAATGATCATATGGATTGACTGCCACATTTTTACACCTTATATATCTTTTTCTTCCTTTAATAATTACTACTAAACCACAAACTTCAGAAGGAAACATATCCTCTGCGTGTTTTTCTGCTTCTATCCTCCAATTATTCATGAAACGATCCAACACCAGGAAATTGCCTTGGTAAAACTTGTCTTTTGGGAAGTTTTACATTCGGTTGATCTATAACTCCACTTAACTCAAATTCTACTATTTGTTTATTTTCTGTAGATTTGCGATCAACTAAAAAAATTTGTTTTCTACTTATAGCATTTGGATTAGCTGTAGGATTTACATAAGCATTACTTACCGTAATGTTATTACCCATACCATTACCATGAATTGAACAATAATACTTTAATGCCGAAGGGGCTGAACTTGACACTTGAAATGTAGTTCTTGCACCATAAGAACCAGCAGTACCGTTTGATGTTACACCTGTAGTATATGAACTATCATCTGTCTGTCTAAAAGCAATAGGATGATTAATGTTTGAACTATCACTTTGATCAAAAATGTAAATCGATTCTTTTGATAAATTTAATGTTGGTCTTACAGCACCATCGATTGCAAAAACATTATTTCCACCATCTTGAACAACTGTTACGACAAAAGTTGTTGTTTGATTTATAAAATTTACTGAATCTAGAAACATTGCTAAAGTTTCAATTCTTGTAACTTTTGCATTTAATAAATCATTTCCAGCAGTTATTTTATTTACTTCAGTAAGAATAGTAGAAACGGTTGATAATAAATTACTTACTCTCAAAACTGGTCGTGCCAATGAATCATTTTGTCCACTTTTTTGATCAAAGCCTTCTGCTTCTACTGGCATAGGAGTATATATTTGGCTATTAAAAGTAATTGATGCAGCACCAGCAGCAGTCATGCCAGAATGCCAACGATATGTAGTTGTAACATTATCTGGATTACCTGTTGCATAATGTAACCCCTCAACAAGTTCAAGTTCATATAATTGAATTATTGCACTAGGGTCAGGTTTTTGTAATTCACTTATAAAAGAATCAGTCATGCTTCAAATACTTCTCTAAATACCAACTCAATATCATTTAAATTATGTGCAACCATAGTAACTGATGGATTTTGACAAACCCATTTACCAGTTGATCCAAAAGGAGGAGTCCAATCAAAAGCTTTTGCACCATTATCACCTTTTAGTGGATCAGCTAAAAAATTTAAAATGTTAGTAGTTACTGTGTCAGATCTATTTAAAAAAGATAAAGAAAAAGTTCTTCTACTTTCATTTATTCCATTTTTTAAACGCTGCTCATAACCATCTCCGAGAGCAACAGTAATAATATTATTTTCGACTGATAATTGTGGAGAATAACTTGGTGATACATCAGAACCAACACCAGAAGAATCGAAAGTAGCCATTATGTATAAAGAATACCACCTGGTCGTTTTTGTTTAATAAGTTCTGCTTCTATAGCAACACCTATCATTTTGCCAAGTTGATTTGCTTTCATTGTATTACCTTGAGCAGATGTGCCACCAGCATTTACAGAAACATTAACAACATTACCTCCACCTCCTCCTGATGATTCAACACCTAGTTTTCCTTGTTTGGTGCGCTTCAGCGGGAGGATCGCCTCAGACCCGGCTTCGCCCATCAAGCCAATTCCGTTCTTGAATGGAAATATTTGAGGAGAATGAACTACGCCTCCTCGTGCAAATTTTTGTATTCCATTTCTGCCATATGCATTACCCATTGCATTAAAACTTGCCATAGTTACTTCACCACCTGATGCTGCTCCACTAGCAACACCTCCATCTCCAAAATTAAAAATACCACCTAATAATGGTTTTAATATTGCTTGCCTTACAATTATTCTTGCCATATCTGCCAATATCGATCTAGTAAAATCTGCAAAATTTAATTTTCCTGTCATAACAAAATTAACAATTGCATCCTCCATACCTTTAAATGCTTTACTGACAACCGCTCTAACTTCTTCAGCACCACTTTTTATACTGTCAAAATAATCTTTTATGCCATCTCTAATACCAGTTGGAGTTCCGCTTCCAGCCCCAGTATCTTTACCAAATGCTTTAGAAGGATCTTCACTACCGTCAGCCTGACCTAAATACTGATAGGTAACAGGATGAAATAACATACCATTTATTTCTACAGGTTTCATATTTGCAGCTAAAATCTCATCTCTTTTTTTCTTATCTTCAAGCAATTTATCAAGATTTTCATCTTGCGCTGCTTTAGCTGCTTCATATCTTTCTCTCATCATATCAATTGCTGCTTGTCCAGATACAGTAATAGTTCCTAAAGAAGCACTACCAGTATCTAAAGTGATTGCACGACCTTGCGATGCTTTTCTTAAATCTTCAAATGCTTTATCAGTTTGTTCTTGTAATTTTTCAATATCTCTTGTTCTTTTTGAAATACTTCTTGTTAATAAACCAGCCATCCTATTTTGAACAGAATTAGTTGCATCATTTATAGAATTTACAATTGTCGTAGACATATTTTGAAACATTGCACCAATTGCAGATACAGGTTCACCTAAATTATCTTTAAGTTCAGAAATAGCAGTTGCTAATCTATCTCCAGCAGCGGCTGGACTATCTGCAAGAATTTCTGCGTTTTCACCATAAGTATCAAATAATTTTTCTGCAAACTTCATAAAATCATCTAACGTGACCTTACCTTGTTCTAATGCTTTATCTAATTCTGCTGGAGTTTTACCCATTGACTCAGCAAATAAAGTAAACGCACCGGGTAGCCTTTCACCCAACTGTTGCCTCAATTCTTCTGCGCTTACTTTGCCTTTTGAGAACACCTGGCTAGTTGCTCGCATGGCCGCTTTCATGTCTTCTAAATTTCCACCAGTACCTCTAATACCAGCAGCAATTGCTTTAAATACTTTTTCTGCATCTCTAGTTTCTTTTCCAGCACCTTTAACTGATGCTGTTAAAGAAGTAAATTGTCTTACTATGACATCTTGAGGTATTGCTAAATTTTTACTGGTTTCAGCTAAAAACTGCTGTGACTTAATATATTGACCATTGTTATCTATAACTAAACTTAAAGCCTGTCTTTGCCTTTCTAATGCAGCATTATAAGTAGCAATTTCTCCAATACTTTCTCGTACCATTTTTACTTGTGCGCCAACTGCCGCGCCAACTGCCGCTGCTGCTGGGTTGCCACCAGAAATAGCTAATCCAATACCAGCACCAGCAGCACCTTCTACACCACCGAAAATTCCACCAGCGGCAACAGCACCAGCACCTTTTGCAATACCAGCTAATCTACCTCCTCTTCCAGTTTTTTGACCTTGTGATTTAGCTAAAGCTGCATCCATTTGTTTTATTTCTGCTGTAAGTTGTTTAAACTCATTACCAGCAACATCAGCCATATCACGCAAACCAATTAGCGCATTTCTTTGCGCTTTCATTGATGAAATACTATTTACATTTGCATTTCTAAGACTTTCTAATTCTTTTCTTAAAAATTTAATACCAACATCACCAACTCTTTTAGAAGTTTTTTCTAATGCTCTTGCTTCTCTTGAAATTCTTTGAAAAGCAGCACCAACCCTTGTAGCATTTTGTTCTTTAAATTTAATTATTATATCTGAAACAGTATTAGCCATTATTTTTTACTCTCTTTATTTAATTCTGGCAAAGCGTAACTTTCCATAATTTGCAGTTCTTCTAGAATTTTAGTCCTATCCTTAATATTGTAAAGGTCAAACAATCCTCCTTGCATTAAGAATATCTCATATTTTAATCCAACGAAACCTCCAAAAGATGTTTGCCATTGCGTCTGTGCTTTTACAAACATTTGCACCGCTATCCAATTGTCCTCAAAAACCTCAAAATATTCTTCTTTTTTTTCTTGTTTTTGAGGCAGTTCTATCCCAAATGCTTTTGCATCTTTATTGGTTTCATCAATGATATCTTTACCACCACTTAACCAATATAGAACTGCCTCTTTTAGTTTTTTATTTTTTCATCAGTAAGGGAAGTGGTATATGCTTTTACTACAGCAGTTAACCAATAAGTATCTTGTTGTAAATCTTTTAAGGTCGTATCGCTAAAAGATATTTCATTGCCATCTTCATCAGTTATATCCTCCCAACCAACAATCATTTTTTGGAGCATTTTAAATTCATCATTTAATGCTAATGCTTTTTCATATGCATCTCTATCTAATCTGTTAAAAATGCCAATAAAGTGGTTTTCATCATATTCACCAACTTTGGTTTCGCTAGGCTCTCTAACAGTTACAGGCCATTTGAAAGTTTTTTTCTTTTTTCTGATGAAAGTCATAAAGTGTAGAAATAAATATACTTCTACACTTTAGCTCTTTAATACAAATTGTTAAGTATAGATTAAGCTAAATTCATCTCCTTCTGCTGCTGTAGAAGAAGTACTTGGTACAAGAGTGTAAGGAATATCAAGCATAACAACACCTTGCATCTCACTATAAGCAACATCGCCTATATCTACTCTAGAAGAAGTAAATTGAACTTTGTTACCAGCAGTTGTTCCATGAAGAAACTGTAAATTTCCTAATGATCCTTCTGCTATAGATGCAGCAAAAAAGTCTTTAGTTCCTAATGCAACAGCTTCTATTGTCGCCGATCCAGAGGCTGCTCTATCAGTTATGAGAACCTCTTTAGCAGTTGCTGCGCCTACTAATTCTCTATATTCAACAGTATTTCCTAGATCCATGTTAAATGAAGCTAGTGAGCCTTGATGACTTAATAACTGGAAACCAGATGTATTACCATTTTTAAATATTAATGGGGATGCTTGATCTCCATAAGTAATTGTTGGAAGTGCAGAATCTGATGGGGCTACATATTCACCAGTAAAGGTAAAATCGATTCGCGGAATTGCTCCGACCTCACAAACTAATGAAAATGTTCCACGACAATTAATAGCCTTATGTAAAACACCATCTACGTTGTAATGAATAGTAACTGTTTCAATACCTGTAGACATTGGTTTGTAAGTGCAAGATGTTCCGCTTGCAATTGTTTCTTTCATCCCACACGCCTCTAAGGCTTTTGAGTACCTGGGCGGAGTACCCGCTGTACCACTGCCAGCAAATTCGACTGAGAATGTGCATTCAACCTTAGTGTTTGCTAATAACTGTTCACTAGCACCAAAATAAGGTCTAACAACATCTCTATTAACTACATCACTTGATTGTGGTGTGATATTCAAATCAATAACTTGAACTGCGTCAGTAGCTCCAACAGTTGCTTCTGAAGTTCCAGATTCAGTTTCAATTAGAATGACTCGTTTTCGTTGCAATAATGCCATTGGAGTTTATCTATTGTTCATTTAATATATTAGTCCAACAGGGTTGTTAGGCTGAAAGATTGTTATAAGAGCTTCTATATTCAATATCAAATTCGTTAGAAATAATTCCAGCGGGTTGATCTGCTTCAATAATTTCAAAATTAACTGTTGATGGCTTTATATCAATAGCTAACCCTCCTATTGTTGGATCTGTCATAAGTTTGTTATATAAACTGACATTGGTTGGATCAGCAACTTTATCTGGAATTGCACCTCTTACAATTACAGAAACTCTAACTCTAAATTCCCACGTTATTTTTTCATAGATACTATTAGTATCTAAAGCAGTATCGCTAATAGGTTCAAGAACAATAGCTGGAGTTTCTGCTTTTGCAAAAGCTTCTGGGCGACTTCTATATATTCTTTTTGCCACACCAGTAGTGCCTGTTAACTTTGTTTTTAAAGCTGCAAGAATTTGTTCTCTTTTTGATGCCATTTATTCCTCAGTTTTGGTGAGAGATACTTTACATAAGCTACCATCATCAATTTTTCTTACACTTCTAACTTTATAATCTTCGTCATTTACTTGAATTACTTCATCAAATAATATTGAACCAAAATCTTTAGTTTTTCCTGTCAATTCGTAATCAGTTGTTAACACAACCCCATCAGCTATCATTTCGTCAGGTTGATCCAAAAAAGCTATGTACTCTGCATTGTCGTAGATAACAGAGTCTTTAAAATCTATAAAAAATGTATCTAAATCTTCTGTAAAAGGCATAAGAAAAAGCCCCAGTTAAGGGGCAATAAATTTAACCGTACTTTTTAAGACCTAATCCTGTAACAGATAGATCAAATGTAGGAGAAGAACCACCAATAGTGAATTTAACTCTTACATATCTTTTGCACTCATCGGAACTAATAGATAGTTTTTGTGATGATGCACTTCCAGTTACTTGTGTGAAGGCTGCTCCAGACAATGCAGCAAAAGTTGAATTGTCAGCAGAATCTTCAATAGTTACGTCTAGTGTTGGAGATGATCCACCACCAGCAGCGGAATCAAGAATGAAAAGGATATCTCCTTCATAATCTTGTAAATCGATACCAGTACCTTGACCAGTAGCAGTTTTTGTAGAAGTACCAAGACCTGTCAATAGATCTAGTCTTTCTAAATTAGCTCGGTTGTAGCCCATGTCAGTCGTCCTTAACAACAGTTTTAGTTTTAGGTTTAGGCTTTGCTTTTGGTGTTGCTTTAACA